ATCTTCATCCCAGGAAATTTCAAACTTATTGTTTGGGTCTGTATCTGGTAGCAATGGGTTAATGATAAATTCGTGGGTTCTTTCAACTACTTCTTTCTCAGCAACAACTGCATCATACTTCTCTGAGATATAGTCTCCTGGGTATCTTGGGAATGAAAGCAAAACAACTTTGCCAAGGTCTGGAAAGCGAGAGTCAACTGATCCACGGAAAGCCTTATAGATGTTCTCAGCAGTCTTACCCTGTTCATTGCCTGTTCCAACTTCAGATGCAAAACCAGAGATCTCATCAAGCACTGCAAGAAGAAGGTTTAAACCCTCATGTGATTCTCTTTCTGAGTGACCAGAGTAAACAGTTATAGACTTATCAAACTCAACTGAGTCTGCTTTTGCATAATACTTTCCAGCAAACCACGGGGATCTTTCAATCTTTGATTTAAAACCTTTAAAGAAAACATTCTTAGCCTGCTGTGCGTTAATAGCAACGTTAATTAAATCAATAGCATCTCCTGCTGGCTTACCAAAATACTTTGCTGGGTCTTTTAAACATAAAAGTTTGTATACGATATATGCACACGCTACTGTTGATACGAAGTCTTTTCCAGATCCCTTGCCAAGTTGCAGGATGATTTCGTTCTTAGTATATTTTTCAAAGTATCTTGTGCCTTCTTCTTCTCCCAGAAGGTCTATAAGGTCTTCTTTACGATATATCTGGCTCATCGCTTCAACAATGTCATATTGAATATCAGAAAGTGCAGGCTGACCTAAGTATGTTTCGCCCTCAACAAATGTTTTTGCATCTACTGGAGTTTCTTGAAAATTGTTATCCTTTAGTACTTCAAAAAACTCATTGAATGTCGTGGACAACCGTAATCACCTCGTTGTCTTTTGCAAATGAAGAAAGCCTACGCATAATCTCATCACGAACCTGTGGGTACTCTGATGCAATGTCCTTTAAAATAAGAACAAGAATCTCTTGACGTTTTTCAATTTCCATCATCTCTTCAGCAAGTTCTTTATTCTCAAGCAAGCCAGCCTTTTGTAGCATATCAATACGCTTAGATTCAATATCCATTACAAGTTTAATTGCTGCTGTCTTTGCGCTAAGGTTGTTTGTCATTGATGCTTCATCAATAACTTCATATGTACGAGATACCAACTTGCTGTAGTGTGTATCAGCAGCAGCCAGTGCTTCTTTAGCACGAGCACGAATAGCATCGTTAGCAGATGCCATAACCTTCCACTCATTAATAAGAGTTACTACTCTTTGTCTTGGTATTGAAAGTTGCTTGGAGATTACCGTTGGGTCATTGCCCTTTAGATATTCTTCTACTACTAAATTAACTTGGTCTAAATGTTTAACTAGATCGTCTTCAGTTGACATATTTTCCCTCTAGTCTGTTTATCTCATCTTTGATATAAAAAATTGCTTTCTCAAGATCCTGTATTGTCTTGGCTTCATCTTTGAGTCCTGCTCTCCACAAGTACTTAAATGCATTGCCAATATTAAAATTACGATGACGAGTTATCTCAATGCACTCAATGCCAGATGGGTCTGATGTGTAGTGTAAAGGATTATTAACTTGGTCAACCGTTATGTTTAAGTTATCACTCATCGTCTTCCTCCCAATCAAATGCTTCTGGAATTCCTTTTAAAGCAGCAAAGGCAAATGCAAAACCAACAGTACCTGCTACAGCAAGCGCTACCAGTGTTTTTTCAACTTTATTCATCGTCTTGACTTCCTTAATCCAAATTTTGCAAGGTAGACATAGATAGTCTCTAGACTAACTCCGCACTCCTTGGCAATCTCTTCTGGAGTCTTTTTATCCATAAGATATCTCTTACGCATAAAAGATTCGTTTGTATATAGTTTAGCAGCCATAATATTATTTGTCAAGTCCAATTGCTTTACCCCAATTTTTTATAGCCCAGTGCCCAATGCCACACGCATCAGCAACATCATTATCAGTAATAGTTCTATCATATATTGTATTGATAAACCTTATAGTTCTTTCTTTACGAAGGTTTCTTTCGTAGGTTTTATACCAAGAGACAGACTTTCCAGGATTCTGTGAACGAATAAACAGTTGCTCATCTTTTGATATTTTTTTATTGCCTATATAGTTTTGCCATGTTATTGGTGATACTGTTCCTATAACCTTTGTTCCTGATTGACCTGCTGATCCAAGAATAGCACCCTGGACTAGTGCAAGGTCTGCAGCAGTCTTAGGGCTATTCATAAACACAGTATGTTCAATTACTATTGCTTCAAAACCTCCATAGTAATCAAAAAATGCTTTAACTTTTTGTCCAGCATCCATAACTTTTTCGTAGGTGTTGTTTCCTTCAAAATTAATCTTACCAACTACCCCTAGATTTTCTCCAGCAAATAAAGCAAAAGCAAGACTGTTAGTACTAGCGTCAATAGCGCAAATTGTATGTGGCTTTGTTTCTAGGCCCCACTTATTTTTTACCATTTGTTTTTCCTTTTATTTCTTTAATTGCCCGACTTACTGCGTCTGGATTTACTGCACAAGAAGAACATATAGCGTCGTCATTGTATATTGATAGAGGGGTCGAGCAAGACTTGCAGAGCCTTGTCTTCCCTCTTCTTTTTTGTCTTTTTGAATGTAAATATCTTTCAGCAATTTTTTCTTTTGTTGCTAGATCTCTACAATCTACAGAACAGTATATTTGATAAGATACTGACTGGTCAAAATTTTTATCGCAAAACTTACAATTCTTCACCGAGAATCTCCAAGGGCGCTATTTTTAGTACGCCTGGACCTGCAGACTCACATGCTTTTTTAATTGGGCATGACTTGCATATCTTGGAGTTTGATCTATAGTTTTTGTTTGGCAGGGTTCTGTCTTCCCATGTCTTGCGAACTAATCTCATCCAATCAAATGCCTGGTCTACCCACCGACGGTAATGATCGTTTACATCTACAGGGATCAAAAGGAGTTCGTGATTATTTTTATTTTCATAAATCATTACTCCAGTTGGTCTCTTTAAGATCTTCATATAGATAAGTAACTGCATTAGGTGACCATTTTTGGCCTTGCCTGATGCCTTTCTATATTCAAACCCTTCGTTCATCATTGTTTTAATTTCACCAATGAGTTCTTCTCCTTGCCAATCAAACATGACATCCCCATATCCAAAGATTGGGGGATCTTGATTTATAATCTTAAACTCTGTAGTGGCTTCATTGTTTTCATCACGATAAACTTTTACCATTCCAGCGTTTAACATTGCATTTTGAATTCTTGCATGTGACAGAGTTCCCGCACTCATATTGGCTGATGCATATGCGTCTGCATTATCTTCAAACATTTGACCGTCGAAAGCAAGGTACCAATATCTAGCACACTCTCCGTGACCGTAGGCAATGGTAGAAGGTGCAAAAGTCTTCTTTGTTGTATGCTTATCTACACGAGTAATTGTGTAGCCTTCTTTAATCTTTGCTTCAAGTCCCGCTATATCTATAGGGTGAATCGGCTTTTCTTCTGGCTTTATCATTACAGTATGCAATAAATTTTTCGTCATCGTTTCTCGTTTCTATTAGTATAAGTATAGCAGATTATCGGGTTATGTACTTTAATGCAGACACCAAATTATTTAACGACTCTGCTGCCGTATAATAAAGATTTTTCTTTCCACGATCTGACTTATCAACATTGGCCATCCAAGTTGCTTTAAAGGCCATCTTTGCTGCAATTGCCTGAAGCCTTACAATTTCTATGTGAGCCACATTCAAAGGAATGTCTGGCTTAATAATTATCTTAGCAATGAATGTTAGGGCAGTAGTTAACTCTTCATCCTGCATATAGTCTGCAATCTCTGCCAAACCATTTACCATATCTATAGTTGTTTGTTGTTGTTCCATTATTCCTCCACTAGATCTTCTAATATACTCATCTCAATTATAGCAAGTCTTACTTTAGAGTTACCCTCGCCCATTACGACCACTATGGCTGGGTCCTTACCATTCTTCATGGCATCAGTTGTAGCCTTTGCCCAAACCTCTATATTTAAAGTAAAGGATTTTCCAACCT